CCAACATGATGAGTTGGCCCCACTCGCCAAGCAGCTTGACATAGGACTCGTTGACATTGATGTTGGCTGCGGACAGTCCAGCAAAGATGAAGTAGGCGACAAAGATGGCGATCAGCGTCATCGGGCGGATGTTCTTGCTGAGCCACGAATCGCTGGCCATGTCGGCTTGCCAGCGTTCTGTCACGGCCTTGGTTTCGACTTCAAAAGCGCGGGTGTCGATCTCTTTGAGCTTGAGCGCCAGCTCTGGGTTGGATTCCAGGGCGCTTGTCACTTCACCAATGGAGGCTGGCACACCGAGCTTGTCAGCAATGGCCTTGACGGCCATGCCGCCCATTGGCCCAGCCACCGCAGTGGCCAGGGCTGGTGCTGCGCCTTTCAGGATGTCAAGCAGCTTGTCCATCTTTGCTCTCTCCGACGATTGCTTTGGCCACGGCAGCTGTTGCCTTGCGACCAGAGATACCGCCCAATGTGCCAACGCCCATGAAGGCAATGGCTTTCAAAATTTCCAGGAAAACTGAATCAATCGGGGCCAAGACTTCATCTTGCTTTTCAAAGCCGATGAGCCACAAAACGCCAAATGCAATGACCATCACCATGATGGTGATCGAACGAACGACAAAAGCCCAAACCTGGACTTCCACCTCGTCAACGGTCGGCTTCTCCTTTGGTTGGGTTAGCCATAGTGTCAGTAGCTCTTTCATCTTTCACCTCCTGTTTCAGCTTCTTCAACATCTTGATCTCATACCTGACCTCTGCTTTCATCTTGAGCGTGTCGATGTAAATCAACACACTCAATGGCAACGCCAAGAACAACACCAAACTCAAAACAACTACGCCAACGACAAACCACTGTGTGTCCTCTCTAGCCATCCGAGCGACAGTAGAAAGGCCCACATCCATAGAATCAGTATTGCCACCGTAGCTGCGACCACTGCTCGGTCGATTCGATGATTGCGAATTAGGTCGCGTCGCCATTTGTTCTCCCGTTCCGCTTTCCGCTTCACCTGCCGATCAAACTCTTGCTCCTCCATGATGAGTTCATACATCTTCAAGAACCTGCTGTATATGGCCCCGACTTCTGGTGGCGCATAAACCATTGCTTCTCTGATCTGAACCATCATGTCCTCCAGCTGGATTTCAATCTTGACGCGATCAATCGCACTGTTTTCTATGGTTGTTGTTGTCTTTGACTCCTCCTCAAGTTCATTGCAATAGGCTCTCAGCTTGCGTCGGATTTCAAAAAATTCTTTGAGCCGCTCGCAGACATCGTTGACCATCCTGATCTTGTATTCCTCGTAGGAGATTTCAGGCTCTCGCTCTCTTTGTTTGCGATTTGCCTTTTTCTCCACCCGCTCGACTGCTGGCGCTGGCTCGGCGGCTTTGATTGCTGGCGCAGCTGGCTTATCGGCAAACAGTCCTTTGATCCAGCCCCAAAATCCAGTGACCTCTTTGTAGATTGCGCGAGCGTCACCGATTCCTTTCTCAACATTCTTTTTGAATGAGTCAATCTCAGCTTTGCCTTGTGACAAAAGCTCAGTCCCGCGCCGTATAGCGGCCACAGCTGACTGAGCCATAAGCAAGAGACTGATGGGGTCCACATCATTTGTCCTCTTTGGCCTCTAGCTTCTTGAACAACAGGCCCAAGGTCTTGTCCACCTTGTCAAAGCCCTTTTCCATGTCTGACTTGATGTCGGCAATGGCATCTTTGAAGTCATCGCGGCGAACAAAGTTTTCGTGGATGTGGCGGTCCACATCACGCACCTCGCTTTTGAGGTCTTTGATCGCCTCCCAGATGACCTTCAAAACCCAGCCTCCTAAGAATCCAGCGACACCAACCGCCCAATTAAAGATTGTCTGATCCATATTTCTCTGTTGGTTGTCATTTCATACATTCAGGGCGCAGAAACTGCATCCCAGGTTTGATTGGCCTCATTCCACTGATACATACCGCCATCAGTCGGATAAGGTGTCGGCGCATTCCACAAGCAAGTCTGCTCGTCCAGCGTCCAGCTGGGGTAGGGTTTGGGTGGAATGAAAGCATCGCGCTGCGCGTCATAGCTGTAACCGATGCCAGCGTAGTTCTTGCGTAGCGCCTTGGCCTGGTCAGCTGATGGCTCACCAGTCTCGGGGTTGTAGTGAACACCGCCACGGGTGTTGTAGCTGGTTTGCAGCCACTGGCCAGGCGATGTATCCACGAATGAATCGAAAAACTCAGGCTCAGCGACGATCACTTGCGTCACGATGCCATCAGTTACTTTTGCGAAATGTCCCATGTTGATTTCTCCTTATGCAGTGAATGTTCCAGACGATGTGAAGGTGTGAATGGTGTAGCCACCAACGCTAGTGATTGTTCCGCCTGTTCCGCGTTGTGCTCCAAGGTATCGAAGAATCACAATGCCTGAGCCTCCAGCTCCACTATTTCCATTGCCAGCGCCACCACCGCCGCCAGTGTTTTGCGTTCCGCCATTCACTGTTGTTGTGTATGAGCCGCTTCCACCGCCGCCAGCACCACCAGTGCCAACTGTCGTTCCGCTGTTTGTTCCACCGCCACCTCCACCAGCACGGTATGTGGGCGTGCCATTGATGCTTGACTGAATTCCAATTCCACCAGCGCCGCCTGCGCCAGATGCAGTCGTTGCACCAAAGCCACCAGCTCCGCCACCTCCACCTCCAGATGTGTATGAAGAAACTCCATCGGGTGCTCCGCCACCAGCAAATCCTTGGCCTTTGATTCCTTCACCGGGAAATCCGCCACTTGCCGCGTTGTATCGAGAGCCACAACCAGAGCCGCCCATTCGACCACCGCGACCATTGCCGTTTTGGTTCATTCCGCCACCACCTCCGGCTGAAACGATTGGCCCAAGCATGGATGCGTTTCCATCGGAAAATGCGGATCCACCTGCTCCTACAACAACACCATAACTTGAGCCAGAAGTTGCGGTAAAAGGCTGCTCAGCCGGGTAATTTGCCCCACTCAGCTCACCAGCAACAGAGCAGCGATAACCACCGGCTCCGCCACCACCATAGTCGCCGCTTCCACCACCACCAATGACTAGGTATTCAATGTCATATCTGACACGCGAGTTTTCTCGTGCTTTTCCCATGTCTGTTCCTTATGCCGTGAATGTGCCTGAGCTGGTGAAGGTGTGATAGGTGTAGCCGCCAGCGGATGTCACTGTGCCGCCAGTGCCTCGTTGTGCTCCAAGGTAGCGAACGATCACAACGCCTGAGCCGCCAGCAGCTCCTGCTGTTGCGCTTCCTGAATAACCGCCGCCGCCACCTCCGCCGCCAGTGTTTGCGGCTCCAGCTACTGCTGTTCCAGCTCCGATTGCGCCAGCACCGCCACCACCAATTCCGCCAGAGGACTGAGTTGATGTGACTGCTGAATATCCACCGCCACCTCCGCCACCAGCATAATATGAGCCGTTCAGCCATTGCTTACCAGACCCACCATTACCTCCAGTTACAGTGCCATACGCGCTGCCACCGACTGCGTTAGCTCCACCGCCGCCTCCACCTGCGTAGTTAGGCCCATATCCACCTTGTCCACCTGCATTACCTTGACCTGATGTGCCAGAGCCAGCAGCTCCGCTATAAGAAGTTGTGTCAACACCAGAACCACCCCCGCCAGAACCTCCTGATGCCGCAGTTGAAGATGAGTTAGTCCTATATCCAAACGAGGTTCCACCACCTAGTGCGGTATTTCCAAAACCCGTCGTGTTTGAACCATTCACGCCGCCAGTATTGGTTCTTACATTATTGCCACCAGCGCCACCCGCGCCAATTACAACGGCAAAGGTTGATCCAATAAGAACAGCTTGTTCCTCTGCAATATAACCACCAGCGCCTCCGCCTCCAGCAAGGTCGCCGCCACCACCACCTCCGCCAGCAACTATCAAGTATTGAACGCCGTATGTATTTCCACTGAATCGAACCCATGTTGCATTTGCTGAGTCATACCACTCTGGTTCATTCGTTGTGCTGTTCATCCTGAACATGCCAGATTGAGGCGTTGCAGGTCGCTGCGCGGTCGTGCCAACGGGCATCGTCGCCGCACCAGTCGCTGAATCCTTGCCAACAAAACGACCATCAGCCTCAGTCTTGTTGTAGTGGTCTGCCAGCACAAAAGTGCCGTAGGCCACGATGTTCATCTCATCGTCAGCAGCAGCAGCAGACGCAAGAACAATCGAAGTGCCTGAGGTGGCCGTGAAGTCAGACGAATCCAGGCGCACACCGTTCAAGAACACATCGACATAGCCAGCGTCATAGGCCAGCGTGTTGCCGTTGCTGTCAGCGCCAGTGAATGTGGTCTGTGCAGCCGTGGCGATGTAGCGATAGCGTCGAGAAGTGCCATTCACCGACGAGCCAGCAGCTGTCCAGCCGCTTGCGCCATAGACCTGCATGGCGTTGGTCGTCGTGTTGAAGTAGAGCGCGCCGATCAGCAGTGCATTGCCATCGTTGTCCAGGGTCGGAGCCGATGCTTTTGCGCCCAGGTAGCGGTCGTCAAACGAGTCGTAGGACGCGGCAGCAGCTGCCGCAGACGCTGCTGCGCTGGTTGCGCTTGCAGACGCATTGCTGGCTTGCGTTGTTGCTGTCGTTGCTTGGGTCGTTGCCGTGCTGGCGCTGGTGGACGCAGATGTTGCAGACGCAGCCGCCTCAGAGGCTTTTGTCGTCGCAGTCGTCGCTCCAGTGCTTGCAGTCGTTGCTGATGCAGCAGCATTGGTCGCGCTTGTGGCCGCATTGGTGGCCGAAGTCGCAGCAGCCGAAGCTGAATTGCTGGCCTCAGTCGCCTTGGTCGTGGCCGTCGAGGCTTGCGTGGTCGCAGTGGTTGCGCTCGATGCTGCCGAAGTGGCCGATGCAGACGCATTTGCTGCCGAGTTGTAGGCTTCCGTGGCCTTGGTTGTCGCCGTGCCAGCTTGCGTGGTCGCCGTTGCGGCCTGGGTCGTGGCAGTGGTTGCCGAATTGGCCGCCTGAATCGCGTGATATTTGGCAGAAAACTCACCACCAGCCACAGCTGAGCTGGTCTTGGTCGCCCAATCATTCGCCAGAGTCGCTGACGCTGCCGAATTCGTGGCTTGCGTGGTCGCTGTCGTCGCTGATGCAGCAGCGTTGGTCGCCTGAGTCGATGCCGTGGTTGCAGAACCAGCCGCAGCAGTCGCTGATGCAGCTGCCGCAGTCGCCTGGGTCGTTGCAGTCGTCGCTTGAGTGCCAGCAGTGGTCGCGCTACCCGCAGCTGCCGTGGCGCTCGACGCAGCATTGGTGGCCGAAGTCGCCGCAGCAGACTGAGATGCAGCAGCAGCAGTAGCACTGTTGGCCGCAGCAGTCGCATACCCTTGAGCATTCGATGCCGCAGTCTGCGCCGCTTGCACATTGGCCTGAACGGTCACATTGGCCCCCCAAACCACCACATTCTTGCGGCCAGCCACTGTCGGAGCAGGGGGAGCAACCACAAAAGTCAGCGTGGTTCCGCTGATCGAGTAGTCACCCGTCACCGCACCAGTCGTCGGGGTCTGCAAAACACCGTTCACATACACCTGAACACCCGTGTTGCTGGTATAGGTGTAGGTCAGCGTGAATGCTGTCGTCGATCCATTGCCAGTGAAATAGTCCACCGCGCTTGAAACATCACCAATCGCAGCGTTGGCAATCAAAATCCACTTGCCAGCATTCAAATCAGTCGGGAAAGCAGCTGCTGCCGTGTGTCCAAGCAAACACGCATAGGTCGCGTTGTTGTAGTTCACCAGGTCGTTGGCCGCATACACAGTCGCGGTCGCCCAATTACCTCTCGGATTGAACGAATCCAGACCCAGCATCGCCAGCGCATCACGATCAAACGCATCCTTGTGAACGCTCTGATTGGCCAGCTTGCCATCATCACGCTGAATCTGCCCCAGGTTTTGCCTGGTCTGATCGCTGGTGAGCTTGACGGCGTTGAACTCCGCATCCACCTGAGCGCCAGGCAGAGGCGAATTCGGGTTCGTCGTCTGGTAATCGTTAAAGTTGTATTGTCTTGTGTAAGGGGTCGGTTGTGTCATCTCTCAACCCCTCACAGCATGGACTTTGCCAGCTTGCTCTTAGGCTTCTCAGCCATGCACTCGCCAGCCTTCATGCACCTTGCAGGTGACTTGCACTGCTTGCAGGGCTTCATCATCTCGCCCTCACGCTTTAATTCCGCCTTGCTCTCGCCCTTTTCGTGACGCTGCATGGCTGCCTTGTTGGCATAGGTTTCTTTACCTTCTCGGATCATTTGGTGGCCTCCAAACTCAATACTCAAATTGTATGGAAGATGTCGGACGCAAACAACACAAAACCGACAACAATTCAAACAGAAAAGCTGGCAGGTTGCGAAGTCGGAAACTTGGCAAATTTTCTGTGCGTGGCGGTGATAGTTAGAAGCTGGGCCGCCGCGCCGTGCCAGGGCGGTGGTCGCGGCTGCTGGCTTGTGCGGCGCGTGGCGCGTGGCGTGGGTGCATGACGGCCTGGCCAGCTGGTGCAGCTGCTGCTGCCGACCGCGCTGATGGCCTGGCTGACCGTTGCGTTTGTTGCGTTTGGATACCCCAGGGGGCGGATCGCTGCCTAACATAGGCAGAGGCCAGGCTAGTGCTGGCGCTGGGTTGCTGGCGGTTTGCGCTCTATCTTGCGCTTAATCGACCTTTTCGATGATTTCCACCTGGTCGGTGATGTCCTTGGCCACCTTGTGCCGCTCGCCTTCCCATTTGCTGATAAGGCTGGCCAACTCGTCGGGTGTCATCTCATGCAGCTGCTTGTCGTTGCCACCGTCATCCTGGCGGCGGCCCAGCTCCCTGGTGACTTCCAGGACCGTCCTGGCTGCCGACACTCTGGCGGCTGCGGGAGCCTCAGGGTCGGTCATCACCTGGCGCAGGGTGTCGGCTGCCACATTGGCCAGATCGCCGTCAAACACCTTGATGCGCTCCTGGCGGATGGCTGCGACAACATGGGGCAGCCGAGTCATGGCATATCCAGAGGATTTCGGATTCGCAAATCCAGCCAAGCGCGCCGCCTCAGTAGGGTTTTTACCTCCCGACACTAATTCCGCGACGAACCGCTGCTGCATCGGGGTCAAGTGGGCCACCAGGACGGGGGCCGTTCCATGTTTGAGTGCGTTTGTGATTTTTCCCATAAATAAATTATCCCACCCTACAAATTGTCTTGCACTCCCGACAAGTTGTCGGGTATACTGGAAGCCCCGAAAGGGGAAGGGGAAACTACATGCAAGACACGATCACACTGGTTTCATGCGTTGCTGGCAAGGGTGCAAGCCCTTCGGCAGCTGCTGACCTTTATGTATCTGACTGGTTCAAGAAGGCAAGCGCATACGCCCAGCGTAGCGGTTCCTGGTTGATTCTGTCGGCTGCACACGGCCTGGTTGCACCAGGTCAAGTGATCGCGCCCTACAACACCACGCTAGTAAATAAGAGCAAGGCCGAGCGGTTGGCCTGGGCTGCCCTTGTGGCTGACCAGGTGCAGCAGCTGGAGCTGAGGGCCGAGCGTTGTGTGCTGTTGGCTGGTCGCGCATACCGCGATCCCCTTATGCCGTTCCTGGAGTCCTGGTTCCCGACTGTCGAGCTGCCGCTCGCTGGCCTGGGTATTGGTTCCCAGAAACAAAAACTCATCAACCTAGTGAAGGAGCTAGACAAATGAAAACCATCGTCAATCACTACCGCAGCCTTGCGGTTTCTCTGTTGGGTGTTGCCCTGGGCCTTGTTGGGCGCGTGGAGCTGATCCCCGTTTGCATCATTGGCGCGCCGCTGCTGTTTTGCCTGGAGTGGATGCTGTTGAACATGGAGGGCGAGCAATGAAAGCCACCTACACACCCACGGCTGCACCTCGCCATTCAATTTGGGGTGCTGTTGACTACGCCGACCAGGTTGCACCTGGCTGGTGGAGCGTTGGCACACCTGGCCACGGCGGTTTCATCCTGAGTGCCGAGCGCGTGGCTGCCATTCCCTGCGCGCACCTGGATGCGTCTTTTGGTCGCGAGGGCCATCGCGGGAATTTTGAGGAGGATTGCGACTGGTGCATTCCTGCTTTGGCATTCCCTGAGGAGTTTCGCGCCTGGGCCAATCGCCAGGGCAAAGACGGCGACAAATACCTGGACGCTGCCATCGAGACATTCAACAACTGGATCGCGGCCAAGGTGGCCGACAACACAAACTGAGGAGCACAGACATGGAAACCAAAATCACACCCGCCGACCTGGCAGCTGGCCTGGAGCAGTTCTGGGGTAGCGAACATTTCTACCGCTGGTCCGCGCTGACTCCCAGCGTGTTGACTGATGGCACAAAATACCTGGCCGAGGCAGCTGGCGCGTTCTGGCTGTTTGATGCCATCGACTCTCACCTGGCAGCTCGCGGCCTGAATGCTGACACTGAGTTCGTATCGGCAAAGCTGAAACTGATCCCCGACAGCTCGGCTGCCGACCTGACTCTGGACGATGGCAATGGCACGATCTGGATGACGCAGCGCATCCCTTACACCGATTTCCCGCTGCCCTACATGGACACCTTTGCCGTTTGGAATGGCCGAGGCTGGACCCACATGCTGCCTGGGGAGTATTGAAATGATTTACTGCTACATCTTGCACCTTGGCCGAGTCATCACCGCTGGCAAGGGAGCCACGCGCCACGCAGCTGCTGAGGCTGCCATCCTGGCGCTGGCTGCCGAGCACGATGAGGTGCTCGTTTGTGAAACCCAGGCGCGTTTTTTTCGCGTTGTTGTCTGATTTGGAGGCCGACCATGACATACACAGTCGCAGTTTTTGAAGTGGATCGGGCCTACGGTGGCCCAGAGGAGGGGGGCTGGTGGTTCACCTACGGGCTGCCGCTGCCCAAGCGTGTGCAGCTGCCCCACGCGGCCAGCTGGACGCGCTTTCGCAGCCGCCAGGCGGCCATTGGGTTTGCCAGGCGCTTGAACGCAAAGCTGGCGCGTGACAACGACGATCTGTCCAGCGTCACCTGCGAGCACCACCTGGTCGCGTATGTCTGCGGCGGCAAGCCCCAGGCATTCCCAGCCGTTCGGCCACGCTATGAGTGAGGGGCATGCCATGACACCTGACCAATACGCCGACTGGCAGTCCCTGGAGCGTTACGCTGTGCGCTACGGATTTTGTGCGCTCACGCGCTTTGAACAAAGAAAATTGCGGCAGCTGCGCGCACTCGCAAAGGAGGTTGTGCGTTGATGCGTGATTTCATTCAATTCGTTTGCCGTCATCCAGTGGGTTTCCTGGGCCTGATCCTGATGGTTTCCATCTTGATCTTCCGAGTGATCCATTTATGACTGCTGGACACTTTGAGCGGCCTGGTTTCGACCAGGCTTTTTTTTTGCTGTTGGCTGTTGGGTGTCGGGCTGGGCGCTCTCCCAGCCGCCACCATCCAACTGTAAACCCCTGACGCATTGCCACCATGTCCCCGCCGCGCCGAGTGGGTAACTTTACAGGAGCGTGAGCGGGTAAATTTACCCCGAGGCGCGAGGGGATCAATCTAGCCGATCCGATCTGCACCCTACACCTTGTCGCCCTGGCACTCAGCAGCAGTGTTCACTTATCCCTAAGGGGATATGGGGGGAAGCTGCAAACGACTTACGGCCCACCAACTTGTCGGGGGTGCAGCCCGATCAGTCGGCTGCATGGATGGCGTTTGATCTCCAGCTCGCCGCACTCAATCAGCTGCTTGGTGATCTGCTTGGTGTCCATGCCTGGCAGCAGCTGGACCAGGTTTCTCGTTGGCGGCAGCCGACCATCCAACCCAACGGGCTGCCACGCCGCCCACCCCTGACGCGCCAGCTCCATGATCTTGCTGGCCAGCTCGACCCGACCCCGCTCACGGTCCAGCTCAGCCTGGCGCTCGCGCTCAGCCGCCAAATGCCTGGCCTCGGCCTCAGCCATCCGCAGCTCAGCTGGCGTGTGCTGCACTGGATCGCGTCCGCCCGATGCCAGGATGTAGTCCAGCTGATCCAGCTCGCGCCACTGCACTCGATTGATCTCGATCCTGCTGTCAGTCCACGGCTCGTAGCAGCGCGACCACATCAGCACCATCACCTTGACCCCAGGCGTTTTGACCAGGCGCTCGATCTGCTTGTGGCCAGGGTGCGACTTCCCAATCTCAATGGCCATCAGCCTGGGATAGCTGACCTCAATGGCTGCGCGCATCGCCCGAAAGTAACTGCCATCAATTTGGCGCTCGACCTTGTTGAGCTTGACCGTCCAGCCAACCTCCCTGAGCCGCTTGGCCAACTGCCAGGCAGCTCTGCTGGCGCTGCGCCCACGGCCCAAAAACCGCAGCTCCTCACGCAGCTGCGCCAGCATCTCATCGACCATCGCAGCCCTGGTCCAAGGCTTTCATGCCCAGCTCGATGTCGGTTTCCTTGTCCATCTGCAACACAAACATCAAGCTGCAAATGGCATGCGCCAGGTGATTGAACCCCGATTCCTTGTCGCGCTCCTCACCCTGGAGATACGCGCTCAAGTGCCGCAGCGCAGCCGCTGGGTAGCGATCCTCCAGGCGCTTGACCAGCCGCCAGTTCTCGTCCCCATACTTTTTGGCCCCATGCCCCAACACCCGCACCACCTCATCCAGCGCCGCCCACGGCAGCAGGTCATAGCGCAGCTTATCCTGGTCAAACTTCTTGCCCTCGTTCATGCAATTACCCTCGCTCTCTTGTTTTTGATCTCAAACTCAACCGTGTCAAGCGCCAGCTCGATGTCGCGCACCGTGCCGCGCTCCAGCTGGGCATCGTGGATTTCCATTGCCAGATTCACGGCGCGCATCTCGTCTGCTTTGAAAATGAACCTGCCGCCATTGGCCAGGCCGCGCTTGGCCAAGGCATAAAGCGCATCCTGGCCAGCCTTGATCTCAGCACTCCAGTCCGCCCCCAGCTCAGGATTGATCCTGACAAGCGCCTCAGTCATGTTGAGCGCCCCAATCACAATGTCCATGTCGTCGCGTGTTGCACGGCCCTGCGTGATGCTGGCCAGCGCAGCATGGTTCTTGATCTTCAAATCCAGGCCCACATCCATGCCGTCAATGCGCTGCATGCCCTGCTTGATCCAGCCCATCGTGTCCACAATCACGCCCTTCGGCCTGTATCGGCTGCGCTTTCTCATTTCGGCCCCACCATAATGCTCGGCGGCTGCGGCAGCTCGACACCAATGGGCCGCCACAAATGCAAGCAGCGCGGGTGCGCGTTGACATACTCCGACTCAGGCGGGTGGAACTGGATCACGCAATCCTCACCATCCCAAAACAAGTCTTTGACCTGGCACATCTCCTCCCAGGTCGGGCATCGGTCTTGGCGGCTCACGCTGACATGCTCCCAGCCCAGGCCGTCACCAGCGATCACAAACACAACCTGGCTGTGCTTGAGCTTGATCTCAAATGCGCCGTTGTTGCCCAGCTCATCGCTGCTGCCCAGCCTCCCGCTGCGGATGCGGTATTTGTTGGGGACATGAAAGCTCATGGCGTTTGACCCCGCGCTCTGATCTTGGCTGCAAAGTAGTCGCCTCGATACCGATCCGACTGTTCACAAAGCACGGCACACGCCTCGCGCTCGGCCAGAACTGCCGTTTCATTGGCTTGGTGCAGCTCGCGCATCACCTCAATGACTGCTTGCTCATGCTTGAGCAATATGGCTTGAATCATCTCCATTGGCGTTTCAATCATGGCCAGCGCAGCCGCCTTTACTTTGGCCTCCTCAGATTTAGCTTTGGTGATAGCCTCTTGGTGAAGTTTGCTTAAAGGTTTCATGCCACACCTCTGGCTCTAATCTGTTCAGCCGTCAGGTGCTCCAAATGGTTTGCCTGGTTGAATTGAGCAATGACAGCACATGCCTCGCGTTCAACACCGACCGCATCAGACAGCTCGCGCTCAAGCCGCTCGATCCTGGCGCGCATAAGCCTGGACTCCTGCTCCAGCTCCTCTAGCGCAGCTGATGGTGTTGATTCCTGAACCTCTTGCACCTCCTCCGAATGGATGATCGTGCCGTGCTCATCTCTGCATATCAGCACCAGGGTCATGCTTGCGATTACTGGCTCAGTCATTCTTTGACCCTCCAGCAGTTAGCTTGATGTGAAAACCACCAAACAAAATGTGCAGCTCTCGGCCAGACACAATCAACCCAAAGCCAAATGGCCTCCAGTGAAAATCAAATTCAACGCTTAACATTTTCATAATTGACCCCATACATAACTCACAAAACCAGCCAGCTCATATCCAAACAAGATCAAGCTGTTGGCCGCCATCAAAACCAAGCCAAAGGCGGCAATCCATAAGACCCACCTGGCAATCTCTTTCAGAATGGACATTCAGCACCTCCAACCGAAACGATGCTGGCTCCAAACTCCTCCTTGAGCTTTTGCGTCAGACCATCCTTGTCAAAGTGCTGGAGCAGGTGGCCAATCTCATCCAAGGTCCACACGCCAGTGCCTGTCTCTCGATTCGCCTGGATGGCTGCGGCCTTGTCTTTTGTGACCAAAAAAGTCAGCCCGTCTGGTCGTCTGCCTTCCCACACTTCCAGCGCCTTCCACGGCTCATGGCCACCAGCCTCGGCCAGCTCGTCCAGCCTCAACCAGCCTCGACGCATCACCTCAGCGCGTGACTTGATCCGCTCGGTGTCTGCACTGGCGATGGCCTCTTGCAGCTTCTGCGCTGCACTCGCAAACTTCTCAGCTGTCTCAATGTCCACCAAGCCTGGCAGTCGGTCGTAACCCCACTTCTGCTCCAGCTCCTTGACCACACGGTTGAGCGGCTCCAGCAGGATGTCCACAAACCTCTGCTGCTGGCGCTGCTTCACCTGGTCGCCATACTTGTCTACCTGGCCAAGCTCTACACCTCGGCCTTTTGGATTCGCCCCCTTTGGCGTTGCCTTACGCATTTCTTTCTCCTTTTCAATTTGTTGCAAAGGGTTTGGGACTTGCACCATCTCGTTGACCCAGCGAGCACCTCGCTTGACCTTGCGCTGCTGCCACACAAAACCCTCTTTCAATGGCTCACGGCCTTTCTCTGACTCAGCCAGGAGCGCGGCCCATTCCTCATCTGCTTTGCGAAATAGATCGCCCCACACTGGGTCGTCGTAGCCGTAAGGGTCTGCACTCACCTGCGAAACTCAACCACCTTGGCCAGCTGCGCTTTGCCTTCTTTGAGTCCAGCTTGAAACACAAACTGGTGGACGATGTTTGTCTCGCCCAGCTCAGGCACAAACAGCGCATAGGGCGGTGTCTGCAACAGCTCCAGCTGAATCTCATGGACGCTTGGGTAATGGATCAGCCTGAACAGCTGGCCATCCGCAAGCACATTGATGTGATAGGGGTTGTTGTCGGTGTGATAGTTCATCGCCTCAATCCCGCGCTCAACCATCAGCTGCTGGAACCTGCTGACCAGGTGCGACAGATAGATCGGGTCTGTCTCGCAGATACCGATGCGGCTGGGGGTGCGGATTCGGATGTGCTGCGCGATGCCCTTGAGCTTGATCGCGTGATCGACTGCCTCCTCCAGGTGATCCATCGTCGGCAGCGAAAAACTCACATGGTGGATCGGCTTGCCCATTGCATGAATGTGCTCAATGCCTTTGAGCTTCATGTCAAACAGCCTGGGGTCGTCAAGGTAGTCGCGGGTGTGCAGCGACACACAGAAGTAATCAACCAGGTGCGCGTGGCGCTCGACATATTTCATGTCAGCCAGACGCACTGCGTTGGTGTAGATGCCCACACCCTTGCCGCTGTCTTGTCGTAGCACCGCACACAGCTCGCCCAGGTCATTTCGCATGGTCGGCTCAGCGCCCATCAGCAAAAAGCTCTGGCCCTTCTTGGCCTTGCGGCTCAGCTCGACCAGGCTCTCGATGCTGATGTCAGTGCCTTTGCTGTCAGGCAGCGCGTAGCAATGCGGACACTCCACATTGCAACGGTCTGTCACATCCAGCGCGGTCGTGCTGATGTAGTCATACCATTGCGCTGCGTTTGGCCCCTTGTGCATCGAGTTGAGATAGAAAGCAGGGCTGTCCTCAATCTGCTGCACCTGCTTACCGTGGTGGCTGCACTCCTTTTCAAGCCACACGCCGCGCTCGTTGATTCGCAAGTCGGCTGGGACTTCCTGGTAGCACTCATTACAAAGGCTTGTCGGCATTGTTGTCTCCTTGTTGGTCGGCATTGCCGACACTCATGGCGTGAAAACGCAGCAGCGCGTCACGCAACTCAGTCAAGTTGCGTTGGTAATAGGCATCGAACACGCCAGCTTTAAGCGCCAGCTCAATCACCGCCTTGGCCTCAGGCGTGTATTCAGATTTGATGATGCTGGTAATCATGCTGTCCCCTGCGATTGAATGGATCGTTGATTGACCACCATGTTTTCCATGTAGGTGATCTCAGTTTCAAGCTCTTTGATGCGAGCCTCTTGCATTTGCATGATGTCGTCTTGCAGCTTGCTTTGCGTTTCCTGCTGCAATACCAGTGTGACCAGCTGCTCATGCGACAGCTTTATCAGCAAGTCTTTGTCAATCGGTTTCATATCGGTTGCCTCCAGTGTGTGTTTGGCTGGATGCGCCAGCCGCGCCTTTCTTCAATCCTTGTGTGCGTGTCTTGTCGTGGAACGCTCCGACCAGCAACCCCTTATTGGTCCACTCAAGCATCTTGGCGTTGGCCATGCTCTTGGTCAGCCCATAGGTCTGAGTCAGCCAGTAGGTGAATGAGTTGGTCCTGGACTTTGGTGATGCACCGAATGGAGCGCCGTTGTCCCAACGCTTTTGCACTTCGTCCATGATGGTCGTGAGCTGGTTGTTGCTGATGAACGCTGCGTCACTCATCAGCTCCTCAACCTCAGCCGTGCAATCAATCAGCAAGCCCTGGTCGCTGCGCTTGAACTGCCGCACATGCGTGTCCGCAAATTCGTTTGTCTTAATGACCGCCCCACATGCCAGGTTGTTCTGACCAGGCTCTAGGTCCATCAGCTTGCACAAGTCAGCTTCCTCGTTCTCTGGCAATGACCAGATCGCATAGACCACACGCGCACCATCAACCAAAGCAGTCGTGCCTCGGATCGCTTGGCGCGCATCGGCTGCGCGTTGAATGCTGAACGCCCCGTCTTTACGCATGTGGTGTGCAACCGCCACAGTTGCGCCTGACGCAGCACACAGCTCGGCCATAGTGCTCCACCAGAACTGAGCAGCTGCTGGGTTGGCCGTGATGTCAGCATGCACAAACGCCTGGAGCGGATCGACCACCAGCAGGGCAGCCTCGCCCAGGTCAAGAATCTGCTTTCGCAGCTCGATGTAGCCCTCGGTGTGATGCAAGCCAGTCGAGTCCTCTGCAATGAATGGGAACGCGCCGCCAGCATCGGGCATGGGAATCACAAACAAATTGCCCTTGGCTTTCTCGCGCAAGTCTTTTGGGAACGCCTCCAGGCGGCGGTGAATGGCCGACTTGGAATCCTCAGCAGTCAGAAAAACAACCTTGCCATGCTTGACCACCTTGCCACCAAGTGATGTCTGCGTTTCATCGGTCCAGTCACCGCGACCAGCTGCAACCTTAATCGCCAGGTCCAACAGCAAGAACGATTTACCCAGGCCGCCAATGGCAGCCAGCAGCATAGGGACGCGAGCTGGGATCACGCCCTCGATCAACCACTCAATGCTCGGTGGCTCGCCAACATAAATCTCCAGACCCCACTCGCTGATCTTGAGCGGCTTCACATCAGTGAGCAGCTCTTTGATTTGCGTTGGTGGTGTCATGCCCTCAGGCAGCTTGTCCCAATCGTCATCGCTTGCAGCAGCTGGTGCTGCCTTTACTTGCAATGCCTGGGCCACAGTGCCATCGCGCCTGGCGCTTTGATCCATCTCCTGCTTGGTGTTGGCCAAGACTTTGAGCTGGCCACGCTGAGCGCGCTTGAGCTGGTAGTCAGCTCGGATGCGAAACAGTGAAATGCCACGGCCCTCGGCTTCCAGGCTCTCACTCCTGGCCTTGACCTTCTCGACATACACGGGGAATGAGTGCTCGATCAGCTCATCAAGTGTCGGCAGCCGCTTGTGATCCTGGTAGTGATTGCAGATCGCGCCCAGGATGACGCGAACCATCACGCCTTCGCGGCCATCGCTTGCTTTGAATGGGTTATCGCTGGTGCTCGACTCTTGCAGACCACGACCGTGGCCCTCATGGTGAGCGCCCTCAGTGACAAAATCGAGCAGCCATGCAGGTGCGTCCGCAATCTCTGCATAGTCGCAAACATACTGGTTGCCATTGGCGTGAGTGCTGCCACCAGCAACCACAAAACCGCCTTCACCCCGAACATCTACGCCAGGGCCAAGCACATTCTTGTCTGTGATGATCCGCACACCAGCTGGTGCGCGGAAAAAATAGTGACGGCCATTGCTGCCCGTCTTTGTCTCCATCGTAGGAGGTAGGTCGTCGTGCTGCATTTGCAGCTCATGCAGCGAATCATCTCCCTGCTTTCCTGGGCCACAGTCCACATCAACAACAAACACATTGCCACTGATCGAGCCAGTGACGATGCCTATGTTGTAGTCCTCATACATGCCACCAGGTCCAAACCAAATCAGCAGCTGGTCAGCGTCAATCGGCTTGGTTTGAAACCGTTGCCAAGGTATCGCTGGGTGCTTACCTGGACTCACGCACTGCTGCTTGAGTCGGCATGTGCATTTGTCAGTTGGATGCGGCGCGTTGCATGGGATCGGAGCCAGGCCCATCTCAAGGTAGCGCGTTGCCACCTCCAGTAGGCTTTTTCTTTTTGTCATTGAATTGGTATCCGCGCATTACAGTGAAAAAAATGCCCCCACCTCGTCAGGCGGGGGCGGCCAAACTCAAAACTCGTCAGACTCTGCTGGTGCAGATGCAGCAGCAGCGGCCTTCGGAGGCGCGGATTGAGCTTGAGCGGGAGCGCCTTCGACTGCCAGCTCGGCAGGGCGGGGCGCGTATTTCTCAATGTTGAACAACGGGATGCGGGTGTTGCCCTTGCCGATGCGCTCGGCCTTGGCTCCAGTGATTTTCACCACTGGCACGACACCTTTGCCGAACTCAGCCTCGGCCTGGTTGTAGAGCTTCTTGATGAACTCCACATTGCCAGTCGCGCTTGAGCTGTATTCGCGCACGGGATCGCTGCCGAACAACGCCTTGGAGTAGACCTGGACAACAAAGCCAGGCTTCCACTCCTTCTCGTCGGGCTTGGGTGTTTGCTTGTTGTTTGGCCACGCATGCCACTCTCGCGCACCCTCTGCCAAATGCAGCCAACCAAGCTGAATGTGCTCAACATCAAAGACTGCTGGAGCATTCCACTCAAACTCGGTCACACCACCTTCTGCTGAACTCATCTCCCAGCAGTTGAGACTCGCTTTATAGCGAATGAAAGGACGGACTTCTCCGCCACCAAGGTCTAAAGGCATTTTGATTTCCTTTTACAGTTTTAGCGCCTCGTTAAATCTGGTGAGGCGACACCAGCCAGGGAGGATTGCCCTGGGTTTCATTGCCAAGAATGACAATTCGTTTTGCCTTGCCGCCAGCATCGAGGTGTTCGATGTAGCGTCTTGCGATGTATTGAATGAAATCGGGATCGACTGATGCAAACGCACAAACTCGTTGGAATTCAGCGCCACCTGATAACAGCCACTCTCTTGCTTCTGCTTCGAGTTGTGGTTTGCGCCAGACCGTCTTTCGCAAATCATCAAAGGCTTGCAAGATGACTGCGAGAAAGAGGTCGTGCTCAGGCAGCCGAACAGTGCTTGTGCGCTCATACAGATACTCAAGGTCAATCCCAATTCCAGGCATGCAATCATTCGATTAGCTCAAGCAGTCGCTCAGCACCGCGCCAATAGAAACTGCTGGGGTCATGTGGAGCTGCCTGTGTCAGCAGCTTCGCGTCATCGTTGAGATTCAAGAACCGCTCAATGCGCCGCACTTGCTCTTTGACCAGCCCAAGGTTCTGCTCGACTTCATCTGGCGTGATCTCAAGCCAGGTTGCCTTCTTAGGCGTGACATACAGAAACCGAACTGGAGCGCCTGTTGCCCTGGCATACACACTGGCTTGCAGTGCATGCGCTTGGCTGAATGCGCTGGGTGAGCGAGTCGTGGTCTTGAGGTCAACCACCAAAGGCGTGTCGGCATAGAAAAAGTCCAAGAAACCCTTGATGTGAACCGTGCCGTTGTCGCCTTCGCGAAACCGACAAGCAATTCCGATCTCATGCTGGTTTGTGCCATCAGGTGCTGGAGTTGGTTTACCCAATGGGCGCAGCTCTGACACTGCGATGGGAACCATTGCCTCCACCTCGGCTCGATACTTGTCGCGGTCTGCCAGACCAGCAAAGTCATCGAGCTGCATCACGCGATCAAATGTCTCAAGCGCCAGCGCCACACACTCCTCGACGGGCGCATCGGTGAAAACGCCATGCGCCACACCGATCTCGACTGCCTTGCCGCGCTCGGCTGCGCCGCCACTTGGGAAACGCTGTTGCATCAGGTAGCGAACACACCAGGCGCTCATCGACCCCATGCTCATGTTGATTGAGCTGGGGGACAAATGCCCAATGCCGTGTTTTAGAAAGCCGTTGTCGGTCGTCATCTCAGACACTCTCGGTAGGAAAAAGCTCTTGGGTGTCGTGATCGGCTCGCGCATCCTCAACCTTTGCACCGCCGCTGACCAGCTTGACCAGCAGCTCAGGGTCAGCAACATCCGCCGTGAATGTGGCTTTGGCCAGGTGACTGATCGCCTGGTGTTTGGATACAGCGCGGACCAGGCTCAGGCCCGTCTGTGACTTGACTGCATAAATGCGGGTGGGGGTTGCCATGTGTTCTCCTTTACTTGGCTTGGTTGATGATTCGGTTTTGGTATGACTGCACCGATCCCCAATAGGCGAGCAAAGCTGCATCGGCTCTGCCATCGTCCTTCACTCTGGTGAATAGGTGTGCATACTCAGGAAACAGCTGCGCTGCGCGCAAACGGTTTCCCTCTTTGCCTTTGGCCACTGACAGATCGCGCTGCCACTTGACTGGCGTGACGGTGGAGAATGGGATTTCAAGGGCTGCAAGCACTCCCTTGATTGCGCCATAGCCCATCCCAAAATTGAACATGGAACTCACGCCCTGGCCAGGCATGGCCGACACAAACTCCAGGTAGGCATGCTCTGCTTTGACTCGACGCAAGATGCCAGCCAGCATCGCCTCAGAAAGTTGGTTCTTGACGCTCTTGCCGCTCTTGACTGAAACGGTCGGCATGTCGTGAATTGCAAGCAGTTTGTTGGACACATCCAACACCGCAATCGCGCCTGACAAGCCAGGATCAATGCCGACCACAATCATGCAACAGCTCCAGCTGGACACTCCTGGAGCTTTGATCTTGCCGCTTTGCGAATGGCTGCTGTGCAACCGTTATCAGACAGAACAGACAGAATCCAAAATGCGTGACTGGACGAATCGTCGGCATCGCCTCGACCGTTCAGCACCTTACTCGCCCACAACAAGTCGGACAGTTGCTCTTGTTCTTGTGTCATCGTTAATCTCCTCTTTTCACAATGAAGTCATAGATGTCAAACCGCAAACCGCGCTGCTTAGCTATGTCGGCCAATGTGACCAGCTGCGCGGTGGGTATATTTCTACGACTGCGCCATTTCTCTATGGCTTTGGGAGTGATAGGGGAGCCGTGCTCGGTGAGCAAGCGGTAAAGCTGAGTGGTCCCGCCAAAGTGGCTGATGATGGACGCACAGTCCAGCTCTGGTTTTTTTGTCTGATGTTGTCGGTCGGCTAAATCCATGATTCGATTTGAAATGATCCCCGACAACTTGTCAACAATTATTTTTGTTGTTGACCCGACAACCTGTCGGCACTATCATGTAGGAAGGTATCCGACATATTGTCGGGCCGTAAGCCTGGAGCAAGACGATGCCCAAATACGCAACAAAGCCAAAGCCGCTGCCGCAAGAATCAATCGAAATCACAAACCGCAAGTCAAGCAAAGAGGAGTTTGCAAAGAGGCTGTATGAGCGCATGTCAGCAAAAGGTTGGACGCAAAGCCAGCTGGCGCGCTATTCAAACTTGAATCGTGATGCTGTCAGCACATACATTCGGGCCAGGTCGCTGCCGTCGCCAGAGAACCTGGCCAAGATGGCCAAGGTGCTGGACTGCAAGCCTGAGGAGCTGCTGCCAAACTACTTTGAGTCAGCGGTGGCAGAGCAGCCAGCCAAGATGGAGCTGCGCGAGGTGCATGGTGAAGATGGTCTGATGTGGCTCAAGGTCAACATGCGACTGCCAAAAGATGTGGCCATCAAAATTTTCATGCTGCTCAATGAAACTGATAAGTGAAGAAGAAGCGGCAGCCCGTATCGGGCGCAGCCGCCGTTATGTCTACGAGCTGCGAAAGCGAGGGCAGCTTGAATTCATACCTGGCCAGGGCAGAGCCAGGACCATGATTGTTGAAGCCTCGCTGGACAAGTGGATAAAGGAAAACACATGGCAAGAAAAGAACTCCCCCCGCGCCTCAAAGAATTCGACGGCACTTGGTATGTCGTATTCAGCGAAGGTGGCCGCAGCCAAAGACAAAGCCTACGGACAGCTGATCTTTCAATCGCGCAAAGCCGTTTCCAGGGCTGGCTAGATGCCAGGCAGAAGTTTGCCCAGGCACAAAAGTCACCGACCTTTGAGCTGGCATTCAAGCTCTACATGGAGCAACACGCTGAGCGCAGGACCACATCACCTGAAACCATTGCGTTCATTGGCACTCAGCTGAACTGGTATTTTGGCGAGATGCGCCTGGAGGACATCACATCCAAGGACATCCTGGACTACACGGCCAAGCGCCTCAAGGGTGTGCGAACACCAGAGACAACCAAGCGCGCCGTCAAGCCTGGCACGGTCCGAAAAGAGCTGACCATCATGCGCGCCGTGTTCAACTTCATGGTCAAGCGCGTTGAGCCAAAGGAGCTGCGCTGCGACACAAGGCACTTGTGCTACATCGAAATCCCCAGCAAGCCAGCTCCGCGCCAGCGTGTTTTGTCTGAGGTCGAGCTGGCCAGACTCAGAGAGCTTTGCACACCAGCTGATGAGCCAGCCAGGATCGACCGTCTGCACCGCTACTTATGGCTGCTCATGGAAACAGGCGCAAGAGCTGGCGCGCTGCGTGACCTAAAGTGGGACCAGGTGGACTTCAAGAATGGGTTTATTGTGCTCAACCCCTGGGGCCGCGAGCAGACCAAGAAGCGCCGCCCAACGCTGCCGATCAGTCAGACCCTGCTGCCGATCCTGGAGCGCGCCTCGCGCCAGCGAATCAACGACTATGTGCTCGACCACCCTGGCCAGATTCGCAAGAGCTTTGACCGATTCATGGAGAAGCACCAGTTTGACAGCGTGACAGCTCACACCTTCCGCCACACCTTTGCCACACACCTGGCACAGAACGGTGTCTCGATGGTTGAGATCAGCCAGCTGCTTGGCGACCAGCTCACGACCGTTGAAAAGAACTACCTGCACTACTCGCCTGAGTATCTGCGTAGCGCCATCAATAGTCTTTCGCTGCGCCGAATGTCTGGTTTGGAGGTCGAGCCACAGGTGCTGCCGACTGCGCCAGATTCTGCGCTCTATTTGCGCTCAACTACCCAATAAAGCGCAAAAGTTGCGCTTTTGCGTCAGACATACACCAGACAACGCATGTCACCAGCCCAGCAAACACAGGCATTCTCTGTATGGCAGACAGTGAGCGCCGTGCCTTCACACGGGGTTGAACCGCAGGAGTCAAAAGCACCTGCAACCCGCATGAATGCTGGTGTCTGGCGTTGTTCTGATGTTGTCGTTGCGCTTTTGTTTGCGCTTTTGGGTCGTTAGCTCAGTGGTAGAGCGTCGCCTTCACACGGCGAAGGTCGCTGGTTCGATACCAGCACGACCCACCAATTACTCACCTGGCAATGGGTAGCGCAGCTCACCAGGCTCAATGAACGGGCTGCGCCCCGCAGCTCTACGCTGATCGGCAAAAGCCCTGGCTTTGTCATAAATTGCCTGGCTTATGTCCTGGCCAGCCAATAAGCTACCAAGCTCAGCGCGTGACAGTGTTGGGACGACAAGCGGGTATTGGCCGCTTTCATCGTCAGTCGAAAACTCAGTCATTACTGAGCCATCGGCTGTTTGCAGCGGACCAAAAAATCCCATGCCTTTTGCCCCATTCCCGCCGTATCTCATGCCAAATGGAGCCAGTCCTGGAACCGACTCCATTGGACGCAGACCAGGCTGCTGTCCCAAGATTGCGCTGATTAAGTCACTCATGTTTCACCTCAAAAGTCAGAGCCTTTGGACTCGCCACCGCCGCCACCCTTCTTGGGTTTTGGTCCGACCACTGCCTCAGCCACATCGTTTTTGACTTTCGGGCTGGTTGCCGTCATGTATAGCGCAGCCAGCAGCGGAGCTGTAATCGGTCCAGTCGGCAGCGTGGTCATGCCCCAGGCCATCATCGGGATGGCGATCAGCTCATAACCCCCAACGATTGCGTTGTATTCAGCCGTGTTGGTCTTTTCGCTGTTACGCACAAACGGCGTGATGATGCGCTGGAGCGCCTGGAAGAAGTAGCCAGGTGTCGCGCCCACCGCCGTGGTTGCCAGGTCGCGTTGATACTTGATGCCCTCTGCCAGGTTGTAAACGGGGTCCCAAGCGCCCCACATGCCAGCGCGTGACCAGCCCATCTTAAGCAGATACCAGGTCAGGTCGCCTTCTTTTTGCTTTTCCTCCCAGCGGTCTGGGTTGAAGATCAATTCGCGCAACGCGCTGATGACCATTTGGCCAGCAATCAAAGAGGCAAAGCCCAGGGCAATGCCGCCAGCAACCTTGGTGGTTTCGCTCAGGCTGCCGCTTGACTTGTATTCCTCCTCCATCTTCTTGTAGCTGGCGATCAAGAACTGGCGCTGGAATGTGTAAGCAAAGCTCTGAATCGACATCACAGCTCGGCCAATGGTCGTCTTGCTCAGTGCTGCCGTGTCAGTCTGCTTGGGGTCAAGGATGATCTTGCGCGTCATGCGGTAGATCATCTCGGAGTAGATTTCCCCCATGTCGTTGTTCAAGTCATCCAGCGTGGCCTTGCGGCCAGACATCAAAGACTCGCCGTTCTCATCGACCTCGTTCATCCACTGGATGAATTGAGCGACATCGTTTTGCTGCAAGCCAAGCTCTTTCAGGTCGCGCATTGCACGGTTGCGCTCTGCCTCGGTCTTGCCCTCGGTAAAAGTCCTCACGCGCTCGCGCAAGAACCCCTGAGCCACAACCATTGCGCCAATACTGGTCTTGCTCACCCACTGGTGCTGGAGCGTGAACATATAGTATTTGGCCATGCGCTTTGTCAGATTCGGATCGTCCTGGAACTGACCGCCTTCACGGTTGGACAGCATGGTGTCCATGTATGGGTTGCCAATCAAACCAATGGCTGATGCCAGCTCCTCGCGCTCACGGGATGTGGCGCTTGGCCAGAATGCAGCCAGTGATGCGCCCATGCTGGTGAAAGCATCGCGCACATCGCGTGTCTGGATAGCAGCTCCAATCGGCTCGGCCACCGACGACAGCACAGCACGGCCCAACATGGCCATGATGCCCAGCGATTGAATGGTTTGAACCGCCTTGGCTGCCGTCCCCATCGAGTTGTCGTAAACCGCGCCGCTCAGCTTAGCCAGGATCATTTCCACCAGGTCGATGTCAGAGCGCAAAACACCCTCGGCATACATCTGGCGCTTGATCTGATCGAGCTTTTGGCCACCAAAGCGGCGTTCGTATTCGGCGCGGCGGACCAGCTTGGGCAGGTAGTCCATCATCAGCCACAACACATCAGCTGCCAGGTAGTCCTTGAGCAGCACATCGGCCTCAGGAGGCAGCACACGACCTTGCATGAAGTCGGCATCAGGTGATGCGCCTGGAACCTGGGTGATGCTGCCACCCACCATCATGTTTTCAAGCCAGCGCGCTGCGTTCAGCTCACTGTCAGCTCGCTTGATTGACTGATAGATTTCAGCAACGGCATCGACAACCTTTTGCATCGACTCCTCAGCTTTGGCCATTGCCGCATCTGGATCGTCTTGCTCTCTTGCGGCAGCTGCTTCATCCGCCTTGGCTTCACGGTAGAGCTTGATGGCTGCTTTGAGCGCATCAATCTCGTCGCCATCCAGGCCAGTGGCCAACGGTGGCAAGCCACGGCGTTGAGCCTTGACCAGCTTGATGCCAGCTACCAACACACCTTTGAGCTGGTCAGGATCGGTGTCGAAATTTTCATACTTGTTGTCGAACATGACCTCATAGACATTGCTGGCTGCCTTGGCAAAGCCCTCTTTGTCTGTGTCGATCTTGGCCATGTCAGGCATGCGCGGCAAGTAAGCGTTGGGCGCGTAGCCCATTTTGAGTCCTGCGTTGTCGCCGTAATACCAGGCTTCATTGAAGATGTTGCGAATCTTGTCGGCTGCCTCAACCATTTCCGCTGTGGCGTTGCCATCAGGCTGGCCAACCAGCAACAAACGCAGCGACTCCATCTCAGCTGGCTCCAGCTTGTCGAGCTTGTAGCGTTTGATGATCTCGCCAACCTTGACAGAGAAACGCTTGACTTGGCGATCAGTGGCCTCCTCCAGGGTGAGGCGGTTGTTCAGGCTTGAGCTGCCTGGATCGGTGGTGAGTCGTCGCGTGATCTCGCGGATGGCTTTGCTGTTTGGATAGCGAGCAGTCAGAGTCAGCAATGTGCCGCGCTCGGAATAGAACAGCGATGCCATCACATTCTCGTAACGCTGCTTCACGCTGTGCGGATTTTGTGGACGCGCCTCATTGCGACGGCCCTCAGCGCGCCAGCTCTGCCACGCCTCCAGCTCCCTTTGCCAGGCAGTGTTTGTGTCCTGGGTGAGCTTGAGCATCTCGTTGGGGTCGATGATGTCTAAGTTGCCAGGGCGTTGTGCCACTTGGTCGCCAGGTCTGCCCAGGATGGCCTCAGCGCGCAATGCGTCGATCAGGTTTTCCCATGCCAGGTTGATCTTGTCGCGCTCGGCTTGCTGCGGATATGCGTTTTGCATGTATTCCACAGAGTCGTTGTTGTAAGCCGACAAGCTCTTGGTGATTGCCTCAGTGCCACCGCCAATGCCCTCAACCTTGTGACTGATGAATGTCTCAAAGCTGCGCGCAATCATCTCAGTTGGCTTGAGGTAGTAGGCATCGTTGCCCAGCTGCTGCACCTTGCGGTAATACTCGCTGCGGTCGCTGACCTGGCTGTTACCAGCCTTGATGGCATCGAGCTGCTTTTGCAGGTTCTGACGCACATTCTCTGATTGAGTCGTGGCGATCCGACGCTCCAGGTCCATGATGCGCGCTGCGATCTTGTTCTGGTCGAAGAAAAGCGCATTGACCAAATCAACAAAAGCGCGCTCAGAGCTGGACGGGTTTTGACTCATGCCCTCGTCGCGGATCGCGCCTGACACGCCGCCGTTGTGCAGCTTGCCAATCTTGTCCTGGAGCCAGAAGTCCATCGCATGACCCCATTCGTGAGCGAATGAGTTGGTGCGGTTGGGTAGACCAACAAACGGTCCAGTGAACTGCTTGCCCTCAGGCATGGCCTTGGTGCGCTTGCCGTTGAGCACCAGACCTTGCGGGTAATACACCGCAAAGTAGGGCTGCTTCTCCATCGACACAATGCCCAGGCTGCCGTCCAGGCCAATGGTCTTGAGCGGCAGCTCAAGCGCGGCCATCATAAATTGCAGGTTGCGATGCAAGTCCAACAGCTCGTCAACAGCCTTACGGGTGCTGGCGCGTGGAGTCTTGTCCACAAACTTGAGGCCAAAGGTGTCCTCCATGAGCTTGGCCAGGATGTTGAACTGGCGCTCAATCGGAAAGTTGTTGGCTACTGCTGGGTCGTATCCTGCTGCGCGGAAGGCTTCTCGGTAGAAGCTCTCGCGGTTTGTGAATGAGACTTTCTGGACAAACTGGCCAACTCTTGTGCCTCTTGTATTCGGGTTAGGTTTTCCTTGGCCGCTGCCAGTAAGTCCCAATCCCCCATCATCCTGGCCGTTTTCTTCCAGAGTAAGGCCGTCCTCAGCTGCTCGTCGAGCGGGTCGTCCTTGTTGATCGGCGGCAAGTCCATCGTTCTGGTCCTCCAGGGTCAGGTCGTTATTTTGCTCCTGGCCGTCCATCTGCTCAAACTCAGGGCTGGCTTTGGTTTTCTTGGTTTTGGTCGGAGCCAGCTCTTGCTGGTTGTTGGCCTCAAGCGGAGCAAAGTGACTGCCGTTGTCGCGCATTGGCATGACCACCATCTCAACCCTGCCATCAGCAGAGGTGGCATAGAGCGGAGTTTTTTCGTCTTTGATGCTGACCTGGAACTCATTGGCCCCCATACGGCGCATGACATCAGCCATGTCCGCAATGTATTGAGCGTTGAAATACGCCTTTTGTGGACCAATCACCAGCTGCACCACCGCTGGCATTGTGCTGCCAGCGTATTTCCATGCTTGCACAATGCCGCGAGCTGCGTCACCCAGCTCGGTGGCGTTGAATGTGCCGACATCCTGGAAGTGTTTGCCAGGGTTTACACGGTTAATGTCAGGGAATTTCCCATCGTCCATCAGCTTGCCATCGCGTCCAACGATCTCGCTCTTTTTCGGATCAGCAGGTGGCGCGCCGTCAAAGTCAGCGTTGTTGATGATTGCAAGACGGTGGCCGTCAGTGACGACGATGCGCTCATTGGCGCGATCCAGCCAGAACCCGTTAAGGTAGTAGCGAATGTCACCCTTGGGCGCAATGGTGTCCAGTGTCTTGATCTGGTTGGTATAGCCGTTTGGTTTTGACACCACCTTCTTGGGGATGCCAAGCGGCTCAAGCCCTTGCAAGAACTCAAAGTCTAGTCCCTGGTCTTTCTTTCCTGGCGTTTTGGCCGTGAGCGGACCCTCGATGAACAGCTTGGCTGCCTCGTTGTAGACCGCTGTGTAGCGATCATTGGCAGCTTTTGCTGCGTCCTTGCCTTGTGTGCCGATTCCAGCGACACCGCCTCTGTGAGCAAAATTACCAGCGCGGAAGCGAGCCAGCTGCTCGGCCACATCCTCCTCCACATTGGTTGGAGTCTCCTGGCGCGTGATCTTGGCAGGGTCAATCTTGTAAAGCTCATAGGCAGCAGCAGCGTATGGTTTGCCGCTGATGTCGAATGCGCCGTCCTTGATGGCTTTGGTGATCTGCTGCTCTGATGTCGGCTGGCCAAACTTCTCGCGATAGTCATCGACCATCTTGTTCCACACTGCGTCCTCTGCGCGCTTACGCATGGTGTCCTCAGTGCCTTTGAGCAAATCATTGATCTGCTCTGGTGTCTTTCCCTCAGTCTGTTTGTTGAACAGGTTGTGCAAATACTCCATGTCAACGGCGTGACCGTTGGGCAGCCTGAAATCTGCCATGTCGGCGTAGCGCAGCACTCGATCCAGGACAGCCTGGACCTCTGGCGTGATGCCAGCTGGCGCTGGTGGTTGCGCTGATGCGGGTGTTTGCACAGGCTCCACTGGCTTGGCAGGATTGGCCGCAACATATTGATTGATGACCGCCTCAGCTTCTTCAGTCGTCAAGCTCTTTGACCCAACACCTTGCGGGTTGAGCTGAGCGAGAAGTTGTTGGCCACGGGCCGACAGCACAGGTTCGTTGTTCTTGACCTCCACCAGACCATGCGCCAGCTGCCACTCTTTCATGGCTTGCTTTTGGCCCATGTAGCCGCCGTTCATTACATCAATCAAACCGTTGAAGATTGACACTGCACCAGGACGGTCAGGTGCTGCATTTGCAGTAGTGGTTGCTGGCTCGCTTGGCGCAGCTGGAGCAACAGGTTCAACAGGCGTGGCTGGCTCAACAACCGCTGGAGCTGCTGCTGGCTGCACTGGCTTATCGCGCATCTTTTGCCTTGCTTGCTCCAATGCGCGCAGGATGTAGGCCGCCTCTTGCTGAGGATCGCTCATTACGCTGGCTGGCATTTTTTGCATGAGCTTGAGCGCAGCTGCTCCCAGCTTGGTCGTGCTCTTGAATCCAGGTAAGTTGTCAATCAAGCCCTGGAACTCAAGCCAACCCACAACGCCAGACGGTGCTTGCTCAGGCTTCTTGTTGGCAAATGCAGTCAGTGTCTGCATGATCTTTTGAGGCTCAGGATCGCCATTACGCATGCCGTTGAGATAACCAAGCAGGAATGACCCAGCCATTCTTGGCTTTGTCTCAGTGACACCAAGAATTTGGCCTTGATACTTGAGCTGGTATTGCTTGCCAGTCTCAGTTTCAACCTCATCAATCGTGATGTCTGCCGTGTTGGGGTCTTGAACCAATGCTCTGATTGCCTCAGACACATTGCTGGCCAACTCAGGACCAGTCAGCGGAACTTGAGGCGCTGGAGCTGGTTGCTCCTGGCCATTGTTGGTTGTGACCACAGGCTCAATCGGAGCTGCTGGTGGCTCAACCACAGCAGCGGGTGCGGCTGGTGCAGCGGGTTCAACCACTGGCTCCACAGCCGCAGGAGCTGGATCAGGGATCAACGCCCCAAAGATGTTGCTTGCATTGAAACCAGGGCCAGGCTGCACCGTGATTGATGGCGCGCTGACCGTGGCTGTTGGTTTTGCTCCTACATTCGTAGGACTCAGCACTTGGGCGGTTTCTTGCCCTTGTCCTTGGACTTGGCCATTTGCAGCTCCTTGGTTGCGTTGAGGGATCAAAGCGTCAAACAAACCTTGAGGACGCTGCACTACACGCAGTTGCGCGTTGTCAGGACTCAAGGCGTTGATGGCAGCCTGGTCGATGCCCCTTGGACTAAATCCAACGGCCTCCAGGTCAGCTTTGATGGCTTTTGCCAACGCTGTCTCAGGCGAAATCCTGGTCAGAACTTGCTCGTTGTAAAACTTGGTGGCCAGCTCTTTGCCCTTCATGCCGCCAGCCATACCAGCCGTCATCAAGTTGGTCTGGATGAATTGCTGGCGGAACGCATCAGCCATTGTCAGCTCATCCTTGGTCAACCCAGCGCGCAGCTCAACAGCGTTTTGGCCAAGGGCCGTGGCTGTCTCGGTGATGTTCTCTGATGCAACAGACGCAGCCTTCTCAGTCAAGCTGGCCAAGCGAGCGCCTTTGGCATTGCCAGCAGGTGCTTTGAATGCTTTGAGGAAAATCGCGTTGCTGATGGCCTCTGGGATCGCTTCCCAAGCGCCATACTTCATGGCCTCGGTGTCAAAGTCCTTTGCGGCTTGCTGCCATTCTTCATCGGTCAGCGCACGGCCATAGACCTTTTTGGCGCTCTTGTTGAGGTTCTCACGCAGGTTGCTCAAGAACTGATCCTTGCTGGACCGATAAGCCACACTACCAGAGGTGGCCATGCCAGCGGCAACGCCCACAGGCGCATTACCGCCAGAGGCTGTCGTGGCCAATGCGCCAGTGACGGCAGAGCTGACCATCGTGGTCAAGCTGTAACCGAATGAGTCGCCAAGCCCTTTGAATGAGTCATAGTTGCCAGGCTTTTGATTGCCGTCAGGACGATCAGTCGCCGTGATGGCCTTGTCGAGCCATGTCTTGTCCTGAGCGCCTTGGATGTCACCGCCACGCACAGCTCGCAAAGTTGCATTGGCAGTGCCTCGCGGAATCTCTGGGATTTCAGACGCAACAACCTTGGCGCTTTCAATGCCAGCACCAATGGGCGCTTGACCCTCAGGGTTAAAGATTGGACGGCTGCCGCCAGCATCGCGATACACCTGGCCAACACTGATGCCCTTTTCCTTGGCGATCTTGCGAGCTGCGTATTCGTTTGCTGCTTTGGCTCTGTTGCCAGGGATCAGATTGGTGAACTGCTCCCAAAGCGTTGGCTGCCACTCAGTCAGGCTTGGGCCAGTAGCAGGAGCTGGAACAGCAGCTGGTGGTGTGCCACCAGCCACTTCATTGTTGAATGTGAACCCCGTCATGGGGTCAGAAAAAATGGGTTGAGCTACCGAACCTTGCTCAACCCGAACGGGGGAAGGAGACACCGAAACGGCGCTAGTCGGCCCCGCATTTGGCAACGCACTCTGTTGTGGAACCAAGTCATCAAACATGCCACCGCCACCAGCAGCCTTGGGGGCTACTGGTAGTGGCTTGCTTGAGGCTGGGACGAGATCATCAAAAAGCCCCGTATCAGCCATGTCACTGTCCTTTCTTGCGTTTGGCGATTGCCTCATTCAAGGCATCACGCGAGATTCCAAATTTGCTGTTTGCTACATTGAGGACTTGATCTGCATTTGCACCTCTGTCGATGGCGGCTTGCGCGTCCAGTATCACGCGCTCAGGAACAACCACCTTCTTACCCATTGTGGGGTTGTAGATGTATGGTGTGCCGTAGAACTCTTTGAGCGCATTGTTTGTCGCCAACGGCACATTGTTGACTTCATCAGCCGTGCCAGAGCGCAGCCTGGTCGCTGCGTTTTCGCGGATCAGAACTTTGATGGCTGGCGGGATTCCAGTCGATGCGTCATGCGTTGTGTTGAGAGTTTTCTCATAGCCAGTGATTTGGCCGTCCATCGCCTTTTGATCTGCACCAGTTATCTTGGTAGCCTTACCACCAGAACCTGAGCCAGAGCCAGGTTTCGGTTGTCCTTCAACTTTCTTGCCTTCCGCAAAATCATCTTGACGCGCATCAGGGATGAGCGCCGTTGAACCCTGAGGCACGATGACAGGTGACTGCTGACCACGCAGCTCGGTCTTATCGCCGAAACGGCCTTGCGCTCCTTTGGGGATGAACGCCGTGTCGTTCTGATTGACGACGACAGGCTTGTTGTCAACCTCATAGCGTTTCCCTTGAAGATTTTTGTCTGCCGTGTATCGAGTGCCAGAAAGGCGCTGGTCAGCTGAGTATTTGTCACCAGCAAGGCGCTGATCTGCCGTGTAGTTGTTGCGCTCAGTCATGTGGCCTTGCACACGGTTTTGAGCATTGACGGTCGGAGCAAAGTCAGCATCAACACCAGCTGGACCCTTGAGCAAAATGGAAGCGCCGCGCAGCTGATTTTCAGACACGCCAGGCGCATCTGGGTTGAGCAGCAAACGCTCAGCGCCTCGATGGCTAATGGCCGTGCCAAGGTTGTTCAACCCTGCCGTGGTCTGCTGCATGTTGCCGCCTTCACCCAAGAAGGTGCGCGCCAAAGCTGAATGCTGTTGAGGCGTGACCTGGTATTGGTTTGGCAACACAGGCACAGACATCTGAGGATCATTTGGTCCAACAGGGCGAATGAAGTTTCCACCCTCATCAACTTGCACTGGGCCAAATCCCATTGCCTCATAAACACGGCCCTGGAACAAAGGATTCTGAGATGTCGTGGTCATTGCGCTGCTAAGCGCCTGAGCATCAGCGATTTCCTGCCGTCGCTTTTGAGCCAGCATGCGGTTGGCTTGGGCGTTTGCAAGGTAAGCATCGTCGTGAGCAGACCCCATAAGCGCATGCGCCAGGTTGCTAAATGCCTGACCCATTGCTGGATCGCTGTATCCGTATGGATTTGCTCTGCTTGCCATTTTTGATTCTCCTTAACCTTGCACGGGCGGCGCAACAAAAGAAGGGTAGCTCGGCGTAGGCGTTGTAGGCACAACACCGCCAGCTCGATTTGCCGCAACTTTGGATGGGTCTGCCAAGCCGTAATACATGCCGATCTGTCCAGCACCGCGCAGCAAGTCGCCCAGCGGGTTCATTGCATTGGCGGATTGCAGCTGGTAAGCCAGAGGACTGACTTGAGCTGATTGCAGCTCGCTGTTGAGCACACCTCGGCTGCCACGCATTGCGTCCAGACCTTGTGTGATGTCTTGGCTGCCACGGGCAATGCCGCGATTTTTCTCGGTAAAGACATCGTTGAAAGAACGCAAATTGGCCAAAGCGCCAGCCAAATTTTCAACACGACCTTGAGCCTGGTTGCGGAAGTCACCTTCTGCATCAGCCACGATGCCAACCGCTTTGGGCGCTGTGCCGCGAATTGGTGATCCAGTGACTTGTGGGTTGTAAGTTGCCTTGATGGAAGCAGCCTTGGCTGCCATCTCGTCGGACACATTGCCTTTGAATTGAGCATTGCTCTTGTCAAAGATTTGCTTGTTGCTGTCAACAAACTGCGCCTGGCGACCATACTCAGAGTCAAGAAAGCCCTTGCGCTGATTCATGGCATCGCGCTCAAGCGCAAGAGTGCCTCGCATTGCGTCCACTTGTGATTGAGCATTCATGGCCGACCCAACGCCTTGGGCGACAAATGCGGCTGCTGCGATTGGGCTACACATAGATCACTCCTTAGCTGACCACACGGCCAGAATCACGGGCCGTAAACAGTCCAGTGTTGTATTGAGACAGTCCTCTGCGCTCCAGGTCCGCCTGGCTGGCCAGTCCGCTGGTCACATCAGCCAGCATCGTGCCAAGTGGAGAGAATGTGGGCATCTGTGCCAGCGAATTGGCGTTGGCCAAAGCGTTGGCGCTGATTGCATTGGGATCGGCCAAACTCATGTTTTGCGTAATCAAATCTGCGCGAGACTTATCAACGGCATTGCGAGCACTGTTGGCGTAGTCAGTGCCAGTGTTTTGAATGTCGAGCTTGCGCTTGGCATAGTCCTCATCCAACGCCGCCATCTTTTCTGCGCGCACTGACGATTGCAAATTGCCAGAACGGGCCAATGCAGCAACCAGCTTACGCATCGAATCTTTGTATTGGCTGTCCAGCTCAGGCATCGCATAGTCTTGATAGGCTTGCGAGCGGTCGCTGTAAAACTGGTCGTTGAACTGAGAAAAGTTGTTGTCAATCGCGGTGCGGCCTTCTTGGATTCGTGCCTGGCGCGCTTCTTCTAATTTGCGTTGACGCTCTGCCTCGGCAGCAGCGGCAGCCTTTTGCTCGTCAATGGCGCGCTGAGCCTGGTCCCTGGCATCTTGCTTGGCGTTTTCCATCTCGTTGTAGGCATACGCCCCACCAACGATGGCAATACCTGCTGTTACTGGATCACACATGGCTTACTCCTTATACGACGGTGTATCCGCCGCCGCGAGACTGACGGGCTTGACTGAACAGTGCTGGACTTGCAGCACCACCTGCTTTGGCAGCACCAGCGACTGAACCACGGCCCACTGCGTATTGGGACGGGTCAATCATCAAAGTTGCCAAAGGTGAAAAATTCGTTTGCTTCAAATCGCTGGCTTTTGCAGCAGCGGAAGTCTTGATGCTGTCCACGCCAGGATCGGTGTCATTGGTCGAATACAGACCAGTTTTGGCTGAATCAACATTGGAGCGCAATGCGCTGACCAGGTTGCTTGAGGCGCTTGGGAGATTGGCCATTGCAGAGTCATACTGAGTGCGTAGATCATCCACGCCGCGAGTGCGAGCTGCCGTGTTCAAAGTGCCAGACCGCGCAAGCGTAGAGATCAGGTTGCCAAGCTGGCTCTGATACTGCTTGTTCAGGTTGTCGGTGGCAAAGTCGTTGTAGGACTGAGAGACATTGTTGTAGTAGCTAGTGTCAAACGGTCCAAAGGCATCGTCGATGCTGGAGCGCCCAGCAGACAGTCGAGCTGCTTTTTGCTCAGCTGCAACACGCTGGCGTTCTGCCTCAGCAGCGCGCTCAGCAGCGGCTCTTTCCTCTGCCGCTTTGGCTTCTGCCGCCGCTTTTTCCTCAGCCTTTTTGCGCTCTGCCTCAGCTGGATCAACGGCTGGAGTTGCGGGTGCAGCTGCACTCCCGCCACCGCCGCCACCACCACCTCCATCGTCTAGGAGTTGGCTTGCTGCTACTGCTGCCACTACTGCTGCTACTGGATCACACATTTTTCACCTCAACACAGATTCCCTTTGCCCCGCCACCGAATGTCGGTGGAGCCAGGTTTCCGTGTCCAGGCGAAGGACACAAACTTTTCGCCGTTGCGTCCGTAGCTTTCAAGGTCCGCCTCTTTTTTGAGGCCAAGCCACTCAAGCCACGAATGCGCCTCGGTGTGAGCACCAAGGCTAAAACATTCCAGTCGGTGTAAATTGCATCGGTTGATGTCTTGCATCAGCTCATGCGTGATGAATTTATTTACACCTGTTGCAATTTTACGAAAATCATCGGTCGCAAACATCCCCACCAGACCAACACCAGGCCGAATCATGGACCAGCCGACCACCGCAATCGGATCGTCGCCCATGCACACATACATGGACGGGACTTTTGATGCGCCTACCGACATATTGTCGGCAAGCTCTCTGCGATCTCTGGCGAAGCTGGTTGCGCTGATCTCTTGGTAGTCGATCTCTCTCATGCGAAAGGCGACATCCCAAACCAATGGGATTGATGCTTGATAGACCCTCAACCGACATCTCCACCGTCATAGTGCAGCACCATGTTGCCAATCTTGGCTGGGCCAGTGAGTGAATTGACCAGGCGAAATGCCAGGCAGGTCGAATAGTCTTGCAGCGTGACATGGCCAAGCGCATAGGTCGTTTGATAGACCGTGCCGACTTGCTGCTGCAAAGTAATGTCGTTGGGGTTGGTGGCTGAATAGACATCCCACTGGCCCTCACAAGCAATGTCCAAACCATGAAACTGCTTGAAGCTCGCTGGGCTGCGGCCATCCAGGAACGGCATCTGAACCGTCACCTCGCTGTCGTCGTATGTCGTGCCATCCTCGCCGCCAAACAGATAGAGCACATCGTTGGCGCGGCAGTAGAGCTTGCGGCCCACAATAGCCCAGGATTCGACGGTAAAGCCTGGTTCGTAGACCGACCAGGCGCTGACCTTGGATGCTGGGAAGTAGCTGAACACATACACCGTTGGGCCAACAGCCAGCATGTAGCGACCGTCGCGTGGCTCCAAAACACCCACAGCGGCCTTGGCCTGGAGTCGGTTGTATCGCAGCTCGTCAATGATGATGGTGTCAATCGCGTTGCCCACATCGCTGGTAAACGCCGCATTGGATGCGTCACGGGCGCGCAATGAGCGAATGCCAGACTCGCTCAGGTAGAACACATCAGAATCGCCAAACTCGATGACAGACTGAGGAGCCACAGCACCAGTGTTGTTGAGCACCTGGAGCTGCTGGTTCTGGCCAGAGTCCACATCAATAAACCAAATCTGCACGGTCCGCTCAGAGAACACCGCCAGGTTTTGCTGGTAGTTGGCCAATGAGCTGAGCTTTTCAGAGCCAAGCGCGTTGTTGGACAGGTTGATGAATCCAGCCCCGTTGGTCGAGTCTGTCAGGTTGGTTGGATCGTCGATCTTTGAAAAGTGCAGGGTAGCGCCAGACACCGAATACATCTTGGACTTGGCTGGCTTGGCAAACTCGCCTGGCACATAAGTGCTGGCCACCGAAGCTCCACCAGCCATAGTTGCGCTGGTCACGCTGGTTGTCACATTGCCAGTGTTCACAATAGCCACAAGCCGCCCGTTGGCAGCCGTTCCACCGTCCACGGCAATGATGTTGACCTTGTTGCCAACAGCCGTTGCAAAGTAGTCTGGGGTGCTTGGGTAGTCGTTGATGGCAGCCGCGATCAAAGCAGCCGTGTTGTCGTTTGACCCAGAAAAACCTACCGCATCACCCGTCACACGCACACCGCCAACCGTAATCATGGCCACGGCGTTGTCCACGCCTCCAGCCAGGTTGACCAGCGATCCAACCGTGAAAGTGCCAGTCTTTTGGACCGACAAGACCATGCCGTTGAGGCTTGATCCAGCCACGGTCGAGGTAATGGTAACTGTTGTGCCAACAGAGGTGGCCGTGAAATCAGGGTTTCCAGTGAATGCGTTGATGGCCGCAGCAATGGCCGCAGCTGTCGAAGTGTTGTTGCCGTTGTGCTGAACTGGCGCTGACAACAGCGGCACATTGTCCAGGCGGATTTGAGTGATCTGGTCTGAGTCTGAGTTGATACCACCAGTCACCGCAAAACTTGCAGTGGCAAATGTCCCACCAACCGTTCCGCCAGTCACCGTAAAGCTGGCTCGCGCACGACCATCATTCCAGGCCGCAATGCGTGTGCCGTTGTAGAAGTGCCAAACCGATCCATCGCTGTATTGCGCGATCACATAGGGCAAACCAGTAAAGCCGTTCACATGCAGCACCTTGGTCATGGCCAGGCCGCTTGGGTGATCGAGCTTTTGGTAGGTCAGGTTGGCTGGCGCATCCGCTGACAGCGTGGGCGCAGCAATCGACCCGAAGATATACATATTCGTGCCGACTGACGACAAGCCAAAGGTGTTGGGCGGCAGCGTGGAGACAGGAACAAACGCAGGGCGCTTTTCAATCTCGCCACCACGGGTGATGTGCGCGTTGGTCAGTTGGACCAGCGATCCTGGAACACTGGACACTGCCATTCGGCGTGTGTCCAGGCCAGCTTTGAAATCTTCAATGACGAAATATGCCATGCCATCACCGTTGGATTGCAACCATCGGTGGGCCTTTTGGCGTGTAGCCTTGCGGCTCGTCCGCGCCCATCACAAATGGTTCTGACTTAGAGTTACGGGCCTTGAGGCGAGCGTAATGAGACTGAGCCTGAGCCAGCTTGCTGGACGCATCGTTTGTCTTTTGACGGGCCAACACTTCAGCTGCGGAGAACAGCACAAGCAGCTGGTCATCCAGGTCTGCACGGTCTGCATCCGATGTGAATTGACTCAGGTTGCGAATGCCAGTGAAACGCAGCAAACCAGTAGTCGAGCTGCCGTTCTCACTTGGGATCGGCCAAACCTCAATCTGGCCATTCTCTGCCTCGCGGAAGCGATAAACGGGGTAGCTGCGGATGTCCAGGTCACTGTCGTATTGGTTGAAATGCTCCAGGCCAATACCGTATTCCAGCTTTTGCCAGCGATCCCCATACTTGAACTCGACGCGCTCAATGCGCTCGTAAGTCAGCTCGCTTGGGATGTTGTAGTAACGCAGTCCAGCTTGAACCTGGACATCGCGTGAGACTCGCAAGAACGGCCAGGAGTAGTCCTCCCACAGCCGCTTTTGCTGACGACGCAGCACATTGATGAGGACATCTCGCGTGGATGCGCCAAGAGCGGGTTGCAGGGCATGGCCAGCCTCGGCTCGCAAATCCTCAACAAGCTGACCAAGGGTTGTGCCACGCGCCATGATTACTCTCCAGGTTGCTGTTCAGCTGCTTCTGGCTGGTCAGCCTTTTTCTTGCCAGCTTTCTTGCCAGTGGTTTCGTCGCCAACGATCAAGTCGTCTTGCACACGGGCATCAGCCAGGGTTTCAGGAAGGTCGCCAAACTTGCCAAACAAGCCAGCAATGATTTCCTCTTTGTAAGTCAGGGTCAGGCGGTCGCGCTCTGCCAGACTGTCAATCTTTTCATTGGACTTAATCACAATGTCGCGCACGGCATCGTCGCCGTGAATGCTGCGGAGGATTGCCACCTCAGGCGCTGTCACGCCATAACGCATAACGCTGTTGCCGATGTCGCCACCGACCAAAACTAAACAATCGCAAACTTGCATGTTCTCTCCTTAGCTGCAAAAAAGGGGAGTGGCTTGCGCCACCCCCCGCTGGTTCTCAATTAAGAGAATTGGTAAACACCGTGGCAGTTGAGCTGCTCAGCAGTCAACACGCCAGTGGTGGTCATGGAGCGATACATCACATACTGGTCCGCAGGACGAGCAGGTGAGTGACGCTTCATCTTTTCACCTTCCATGTAGCGCAACACGATCTTGGAACTGTCCATGATGTAGCAACGCTTGGCGAAGTTGGTCGTGCCACCAAGGGTCGTGCCAATGTCGTCCATAGAAGGGTCATACTTGAACACAACACCTTCCAAGGTGATGTCGCCAACGCCGATGTCGGTGCGACGAGCAAAACCGTTTTGGGTGAAGTAGCCCTTGTTACGCAGCTCAGTGGCCAAGCGATCCAAAAAGTCCGAACCGCACAAGGCGATGTCAGGACGGCCACCGTAACGACGCAGCTGGCGCATTTCGGTGTTGAGCTTTTCAGTCAACTCCACGCCACCAGCAGTGGTAGTAATGGCCAAGTTCTTACGGTTGCGCCACCAGCTGTTTGCTGCAACAGACTGGTCGATGCCACCAACAGAGCCAGTGGTCGGATCGTCCTTGATGATCGAGCGGATACCAGCCAATGCTTTCGCATCAGCAGTGCCGTCGCCCCACAAGAGCGTGTTCATGCCACGGCTGTAACCTTCCATCATGTCCTCCAACTTGTCCTGGAGCAGATTCGCCAAGGCGGTCTGATCGCGGCCAGAGTGGTTGGACACACCTGCGCTGTTGAGAGAATCGACAACAGAGATGCCGTCGTTCTTCAACTCGGTCAAGGTCACACTGATACCAGCGTGATGTTCACGCCAAGTAAAGTTGGCGCGCTTGATGTTGGCAGGGTTGGCGTAGGTCACGGTGTCGTTGTGGGTGTAGCCAGCAACGGTCGTGGTGTATTGCCCTTTCACCGCAACAGACACCTGGCCTTTGCCGCCAGGGAAAGTTTTGGATTTACCGTCCAAAGAAGCCAGCAAAGGCTTGTCCTGGATGGTTTGAGCATAGACATTGCCCTTGTCAATGTAGTAGTCAAGGGCGGCGTTGGCGATGTTCGCCAGTTCAGCAGCTGTAAAAGCCATTTTGTTTACCTCTCAAAGGATGAAGATTGATTTTTCATGCCCTCTGAGCCAAGGTGTTTTGGATGACATCCAGCAACGATTTCGGCTCAGGCAAGGGCGTTCCACTTACCTTTCCACCGACCGCTGTTCGTAAGGGTTGTTTTACGCCTCTCACCGACTTCAAACGCTCAGAGACTGTTTTGTATGCCTCTTGGGCATAGGACAACGCCTCGTCTGTGTTTCGCGGTTTACCCTTTGCGGCGACCAATGCACGAACACGGTCGTCAATCAAATCGGCCTTGAGTTCGTAATCGGGATCACTTTCTCGGACACTATCTTCCCAAGCTGTGACAGCCTCAGCAATCGTGTTGTAGGCACTTTGCTGTTCTTGCTGGCGGAATCGCTCGTTTTCAGTGGCCGCGAGAGTAGCGGTGCGCTCAGCCTTGAATTGCTTGCGCCACAAGTCTTGTGCAGTTTCCTGGTCGATGTAGCCTTGCTCCACCTTTTGTGCCAGTTCGTCAGGCAACTTATGCCCAGCTGCAAGAGCCAGGTTTTCAGTCACACGACGAAGCGCCTCATACGCCTGGGCTGGGTCCCCAGCTTTCATCATCGCCATCATTTGAAAACCCTGAGCCACCTCCTCGGCGGTCAAATGGTTCTTTTCCATGAAGTCGGTGATCTGGTCGTATTGGTTCGCTCTGCCTCGAAACTCGTTGCGCTCGCGTATCAATTTCTTGAAGCGCGGGTGCTTGTGGAATGGCGTATCGGAAAAGTCATCTTCATGGCCATCGGCCTGATGAGACTCGTCTGATTCGTCACCCCGATCCTCTACGGTTGACTCATCCTTGGTTGGCGAAACCTCTGCGGAGCCGCTTTCCTCCAGAGCTGTTTTTTCAACAGCATCTCGGACTACTGACAGCAGACCTTCTTCATCGCCTTGAGCACTGGACGACTGTGCCGTGGCTTCCTGGCCCTGTGCCTGGTTGCCTACATCCTGATCGCTGGTGGACGATTCCAGCGTTTCGTTTTGCTCTAATTGCATAACGCCCTCCTATCCCATATTTTGCCGACAAATTGTCTGTCAATCAACGGATGTCAGACAAAGTGACCACAAAAAATCAAACTGTGTTTGCGCCCATCGGCGCAAGTGAGCCAGAAGCCCCGCCAGGCATCTTGGCAACATTGTTCCCACCAGCTGCGCCTTGCATCGGGTTTTGACCACCCATGAGCTGACCCATTGCAGCCTCTGCGTTCTTGACGGCGTTCATGGAAACCACGCTTGGCACTTGCTCGGCCAGGGCGGAATCCACATCCAGCTTGTCGTCCAGGCGCTTGAGCACCTCTTTGACCAGCCACTTGGGGTCGATGCCTGGCAGCTGGAGCAGGTAAGGCAGCATGCGCTCGATGTTCCGCAGCTCGGCAGCCTGGTTGGGCTTACCAGTCGATCCAGCCTCAATCTCCAGGTAGATTTCCTCCTGAATTTGCTCGGCGGTCAGCTCTGGCCAGACAGCGCCAGGACCAACAATGCGCTTGACCTGATCGGTGGACATCTCTGTAAGCAGGATTTGGCCAGCCGAACGGGTGACTTCCGACATGAAGCTGTCCAGCTCGTCGATTTGAGCGCCCATGCTGGACATGCGGCTGCTCTCAGCAATGCTGGTTTCGGTGGCCGTGGCCTTGGAAATGCCGCCAAATGTGGCCTCCTGGCTGCCCACGACCAGCTGGATGTCGTCAAAAATGGTCTTGACCTCATACAAGTTGGGGTCGATGCCGATCATCTTGACGGGTTGGATCAGGTCATCCACCTTCTCGCCAGCAGCCATGCCCTGAATTTCGATCACGGCGCTTGGCGGATGGGTCTTGAGCTTGTCCTTGTCCTCCTCCTCCAGGCGACCAGCTGGGGTCACATACTTGGGGCGGTTGGCACGGCGGTGCTCACGCAAGCCCTGGCGAGCACGGTTGTATTCGGCTTGCATCGGGGCAATGAGCTGCACATCGGACGGCGGATAAATCTCGTCCTTGTGCTCCACCTCGTTGAACACCAGGGAGTAGATCGGCCAGAAGGTTTCCACGCGAATCTTGGGCGCAGCTGGCTCCTCCAAAAAGTCGTTGTAGCCCTCAACCACGGTGTAGACCAAGCCAGACGGCTTGTCGTAGACCTCATAGACGCATGCCAAACCTTGCTTGGCATCGTCGTTGGCCAAGTCCTTGAGCGATGAACGATTGACTGTGTTGGAATCTTGTTTGCGGCCCTTGGTGTCATAGGGCGTGAATTTGTTGTCCAGGTCCACGCCGTAGATTTCCTTGATCTCGTCGGGCGACAAGAACAATTCATGGGCCACCCAGCGCGCACCCACAAAGCCACGCAGCTGACGGCACATTGGATCAACGATGATCGCGTTGGCCTCAGGGAAGTCAAACAGCAAACCCTCGCGGATGATGATTTCAGGCTGCTCCATGAGCGCCTGGATCGACAGCATCATCTCCTCAATCTCTGAGTCGTCCTGGTGGATGTTGTCATCCACAGCGTCCTGAGCAATGCGGCGCAGGTGGTCGATCTGAGCGGTGATGTCGTTGATCTTGGCCGACACCTCTGGGCGGCGCTCCATTTCACGCTGAAAGCCTAGCTTGACATAGCCAACGCTGGTGGTGATGACGCGACGCACCAATGCTTTCATTTGCGACTTGAAGTTGGGCTGGGCCTCTTGCATGAAGTAGCCAAACAGCGCCTCAAGCGTTTGCGACACACGGTCAATCTTGCGGCGCTTTTCGTTGACCTGCTCATACTCAGCAATCAGCAGCTCCACAGCAGCTGGCACAGGCTGCTGCATGGCCAACGCCTTGAGCTTGCCCTCGTAGGCTTGTTTGAGCACCGTCGCATCGCCATTCCAGATTTGATAGTCCAGGCGATTGCGGCGCTTGCACACGGCCTTAGGGTTTTTGGCGTAAAGCGCAGCAGTGCGCTGCTGAACATGGCGGTTAATCAGGTTGGCCGTGTAGCGATCAGCTGCCCAATCCTTTTCGTCATAGCCCTTGAGAGCCATGTCCATGTCACGCTTCATGCGCTCAAACACATCCTTGAAGTGCGTCTTGCCAGAATTCACCCTGGACAGGATTTCCTTCACCAGTTGCTGACGGCGCTGCGTTGGCTCGTCAGGTTTGCCGCCTTGGGCGACGATCATTGTGAGTTCATCCATTTTCAAAATCCTCCAGTGGCTCGTTCAAGCCGTTCTTGTCTTTCGCGAAACTTTGAATCCGCCTTCACCCATGCCAGGGTTCCAGTTGCGGGTCTATTGTCCTTGCGTTCATGCACGATGCGCGGTCCAGCTTGTCGCGCAAGGCCCATGCCGATCCAGGCCAGGGCATCCACAAAGTCGTCGTGCCTGGCGTTGGGAAACTTCATCAATTCATCAAATGCGTTCATCACCCAGGGCGCACCCTTTGGAAACTTGACGCGCTTCATGGCCATGCGACCTTGGATTGACTGAGCGCGCTGGACCTTGTTGGCCACTGGCGTGACCTCCTCAATGGCGCAGTAAACATGCTCCTCCATCATGCGCTTACGCAAGAACGGCCCAATGGCCTTGGAGATGTGGCCCTTCTCAGCCCACCAAAGCAGTGGCTTGTGGCGCTTCATCAAGTTGAGCATGGCCGTCACCACATGGTCGGACGACTTCTTTTCCCACCAGCAGTCCAGCACATAGATGTCGCCGTGGCCACAAACGCCAACCACCAACAGCACGGTGCTGTCAGAGCGACTCTTATCCTGGCCCACGGCATGATCGCTGGCCGCATAGATTCGCAAGTCCTTGGGCAGGTCTTTGCGGTCGTATTGCACCAGGTAGTCGCGGTGGAAAAAGTCACCGTCCTCAGGCGTTGGGCGCTGCTGATACAGCGCGGCAAAGCCACGGGGATCGAGGCGACGCTGAGCCTCCATGAAACCCATGTCAAAACGCTCTGGCCAAAGCAGCTCGCCCTTTTTACGGCCCAGCGGATCATCGTCACCAGCAATGGCTGGCAAGTTGATGATCTTCCACTTGGCAGCCTCCTCACTGTTGAAGTTTGGGTTTGTTGGATCGGTGAGGCGACCAATGAGGTCATCCTCATGCCAACGGGTGTGAACGATGATGACGCTGGCTGCGCTGTTCATCAAACGGGTCATGGCCACCTGGGTGAACCACTCCCACAGCTTTTGACGCACAGCGGGACTATTGGCCTCCTCAGCGTCCTTGATCGGGTCGTCGATGATGAGAAAGTCAGCACCACGACCAGTGATCGAGCCACCACGGCCAACAAAGGCCGCCATGCCTCCAGCACTGGTCTGGATACGCTCTTTGCTTGCGCCCCCAAAGCGGAATGCAAAGCCAGGGAAAATTTGCTTGTAGCTGGGCGACTGCATGATGGCTCTCACATCAGAGCCAAAGTCATGCGCGAAGTCCTCGTTGTAGGTCGCAAAAATGACATTGCGGTAGCTGTCCTTGCCAACAATCCACGGGATGAATCGGCGCGAGATCAGCTCAGATTTCCCATGTCGAGGGGGCAGGGTGACGATGAGGCGAGGGATGTGTCCCTTCTCCACCTCCTCAAGCACCTTGGCCAGGGCGCGATGGTGTTTCGCGTCCTTGAACATCGACTGCTCAATGTCGTCTGGAGCCTCTGGAGATGGCATCGTGAATTTCACAAAGCTCATAAACTCGCCACGCGCCTCGATGGCGCGCTTTTGACGCTTGGCAGCAGCGATCTGCCGCTCAAGCGCCTCTAGCTTGGCTTGTTTTTGATCTTCTCCAGATTGCTCAGTCATCATGCAGCCTGAGGTTGAGTCACAAGGCCAGCCAGGTAAACCGTCTTGCCGCCTTGCTTCACAGCGGTCAGCTCCTGGTTTTTCAGGTTGGCAGGATCAAAGCTCACATGCACCCAACCAGAGTCGGGGATACCTGGGGTGTAAAACTCCAGAATGAGCTGGGTGTAGTCCAGGTTGTCCATGATCCACTGAGCCAGCTCAGCGTTCGGCACACCAGGAATTTCAATGTCGGCAGCCTGGCCACGGCAATGGTCGCTCGTTTTGGAGCCGCCCACAGCAGCGTTGACATCAGGGTGGCGGAAACCAGAGTTCACCTTCACGCCTTTGCCATAGTGGTTGCGAACGGGCTGGAGCACTTTCTCGCACAAGAGCTTGAGGTTCGCGATCTCTGCATCGCCTGGCGTGTTGTCCAAGCCGTGACGCAAAGCGGTTTCAGACTTGACCATTTCGGCCAGCGAGAAATTGGGGGAGAGTTGCATGTTCATTACTTACCTCGCTTTTCCATGATCTTTTCCGCAGTGCGACCGCCAAAGTAAGCCAACATGATGAGTTGGCCCCACTCGCCAAGCAGCTTGACATAGGACTCGTTGACATTGATGTTGGCTGCGGACAGTCCAGCAAAGATGAAGTAGGCGACAAAGATGGCGATCAGCGTCATCGGGCGAATGTTCTTGCTGAGCCACGAATCGCTGGCCATGTCGGCTTGCCAGCGTTCTGTCACGGCTTTGGTTTCGACTTCAAAGGCGCGGGTGTCGATCTCTTTGAGCTTGAGCGCCAGTTCTGGGTTGGATTCCAGGGCGCTTGTCACTTCACCAATGGAGGCTGGCACACCG